CACCGCCCCAAGCGCGGTCGATGCCAGACGGATGGACACGATCGGGAGAAAATTCGCCGCCGTGGTGATGTTGTTGAAGATGGTTGTGCGTCGCGCGACGTGCTCAATCGATGACTGCTCGTACCCGCCCTCGGACATCACGCTCGAGCAAATCTGCTTCATGCTTGCCGTGACAAGATTCGACAGGTTCGTGATCTCGTAGCGTACCGGCAGGATGGCGGTGGTCATGTAGACCGTCGTCTGCAGGTTGGCGTTGTTGAACGTGTGACAGACGATGAACTGCCCGTTGATGACGAACCCGCACCGGACGGACCCAACGCCGAGCCACTCGAAGTCGCACCAGAAGATCTGCGTCTTGCTGATGTCGAGGGTGATTCCAGACGGCCCGGTGCCGTTCAGTTTGTCGCCGTTCCAGTCCGCCTGATTGACGGTGCGGGCATCGCTGGGGGTGCCGGGCGTAGGGATGGAGTTCGACCGCAGCACCATCGAGAGCGTCGTGCCGTTGGCCTGAAAGAACACGCCGTTCTGCGTGTTGAAGTACCCCACGCGCTGCCGGATGTTCGCGGTTGGTGCGTTCATCGCGAACGTCGCCAGAACCAGCAACCCCTTGCCGGGCTGATACGGCATCACGCGATACGTCTGCCGCACCGCCTGAGAGTTGGTCGTGCTGTCGACCGACATCAGGACTGCAGACTGATCGGTCAGATACGACGTTGACGCGCCGTTCGCGGTGCTGGTGTCGAACTGGTTGTCTGCCGCATACCGCTGCTGAGAATCGAACAGCGTGTACGGCTGACTCACACGGAGCCGGCCGAAAGCGTCGATGGACGACGGAGGGAACGTGATGTTGACCGGGTTGTTCGGTCCAGACCCGTACGGAGGGTAGACGGTGATCGTCATACGATGCCCCCGCTCACGTTGAACGTGATCCCCGTGACTGACCCCTTGACCTGAATGAAGTCACCCGCGTTCAGGCCAAGAGAGCCGGTCCACTGCACCGTGGTGTTGCCGTTGATCGGAGCGTTGTAGAACAGCGCGTTGCCAACCCCTGCCGAGCCGCCGGCACTCACGATGGCAATCGAGAACGTCGCCGCAACAGCGTTCGTGTTGCAGATGTCGATCTCAGCGATGCGACCAATAACACCGGCAGGTGCTGTGTAGATCGTCACGTAGCCCGTCGTACTCTGGGTCGGCGGCGCCAGTTGATCTGTCCCAGCAAGCACGGTGGTGTAGTTCGCTATCGTCTGGGTATAACTCGCAAGATTGTTGATGGCAATGACGCCATTCTTTTGAGTTGTCAGGATGTCGGACAGAGAGGCAGTCATCAGAATTTCCCATCCTCTTTCGCGCGGTATCGGATGTTTCCGATTCGCCAAAAACTTCCGACATCGTTGCTTTCCAACTTGATCGACACCAGTCGCCCGCGAAATCGCGGAGTGATGAACGTCGTGCTCTGAGTCAATGCGTACGGGCCAAACACTTGCGGCGTCTGGCCGGGGTAGTCCGCGGTGTAGAACGTCAGGTTGACCGTGGCATTCTGATCCCCGCCGAAGTAGCCCCACTTCATGTCAGGCCACACCTGATCAACAAACATCTTCACGTCCGCATTCGACATCGTGAAGTAGCCGGTCTGGAAACTGGCGTTCAGCGGCTGCCCATCAGCGTCAGGCGACGTCTCGTGCTGGTAGATGTATCGAGTGCTCGGGTCAGCAGCAATCGGAGGGCCGAGGACAGACTGGTCAATCCACGCGGATCGAGCAAGCGTCCCGTAATCCCACTGCTGCAGGAACACGTTGTACTTCGCGTATGCGTTGACTTCGCCGCCGTTGCTCTGCGTCGGGTAGTACCATGTGATCTCGCCAAACCTCGAGTTCACCGCGACGCGGATCTTGTGCAGGTTGTCTTGGTCGAGGTCTTGGAAGATCACGTCCCAGATCGGGCACGAGACAGGCGCAACGCCATCGCCAGACAGACGGAAGAACTGCGACGGGCCCATCCAGTAGACCGCGCCAGAAATCGACGCGGCCGCCTTCTTGGAAATCAACCCGCAGCCGGTGCCCAGTTCGTTGAACGAATAGACGAAGGGCGGCCCGACGTACTGCATCGCCCACACGCCAAGATCCGTCCAGACCAATCCCTGCTGCGGCCCCTGAAGGCAGGCCACGATCTTGGAACCCTTCGGGATGCGATACGAGCCGGCCTGATTCACAACCGTGCCGATCCAGTCGTTGTAGTTGTTGACGTCGCACCAGCGAATCAACAGCGGGTCCTGAATGCCAGTGAACGTCGATCCCCACGCAACGATCTGGCGCTGAGGCATCGCCACGAAAATGCCATCGTTCACCACAGGTGCCTGCGGGATGATGCTCGCGACAGGAATTCCCAGTGTCGGGTTCCAGTAGTAGATCGGCTGATACTGCGTGCCGTTCGTCGGGCAGGCGACCAGCACCTCACCCCAGTTGTCGAGGCTCCAATCGGTCGCCGTTATCGCAGAGCCGGGCAGCGACGTTGTCGCAACGCCAGTGCCGTACCCGCCAACGCCGTACCCATTGCCGCCGTACCCGTAGCCAACCGCACCCGGCGCCGCGCCGAAGTTGTACGTCAGGCGGACGTTGTTGCCGTTGATGAACGCGTTGGTCGAGGTCGTTGGAAGGACCGTCGACAGGATGATGAAGTTGGCCGCGTCAGTGACCGACTGAACGATGTAGTTGCCGTAGAAAGTGGCGCCACCGACCGTTGTCGAGACCAGAACCGGGTATGTGCTGCCGGCAGAGTAGCCATGATTCGGCAGCGTCACGGTGACAATGCTCGATCCGGCAGCCACGGTGAACTTGGCGAGGACGGGAACGGCAGACGTCGTGAACGCAGGCAGAGGGTTGCCCAGCGCATCCACCGCGATGATCCTGTAGGTCGTTGGCGAGACTGCGTAGGCCTGATAGTTGCCGAACAGAATCAGGCCACCGATCGCGACGTGCGTCTGGATGTAGACGGAGTCGTAGTCCGAGATGTTGGTGGTCGTCGCGTCCGTGACGACGATGAGCGAACTCCCCGCAGTCGCGGAGAAACCCGCCGTGATGTTGCTCGTGAGGGACTGCGGCGTGATGTCGTCGTCAGTGCCATCGGTGATGACGCTGAGCCGAGCAACGCCGGAAATCGCGCCGTTCTCCGTCCCGACAGCCAGATGCGAATTGGCGTTCGTGTCTTCCCACGCCCACAGCGCGCGCACGATGGACTCGATCTTAGCCGGGTAGAACTTCGTCCATCCGCCCAGTTTCTGGATGAGCCCAAGACCATCTCGGTCGTAGATGAACCGAATGAGGCTCGAGAACGATATCCCAGTCTCGTTGAGTGCTGGTGTTTGGTTCTGATCGATGCCCGGCTTGAGTTTGACTGAGAGGTGAGGCATTCGCTACCTCGTCGGGCTGGCGGCCACCGGCGGCGACATTGACGACCAAGCCGATGCCGAGAACTTCTTCCTCGCCTCTTCAACTGCGGCAGATTTCAGCAGGTTCATGTACTGCAACTCGTACGTCGGTCCCATGTTCGGGTCGTTTGACGCGGCACCGAAGTTGCGCTGGAACTGGCTGATGTAAATCATCGATGCCTGAATCAGGAGATCCGGCAAGTTCGCGCTGATGAACGTGGTCGCCGTGCCAGCAGTTGCCGTGACGCCGAACTTGTACAGACTCGGCAGACGCTGAGTGCCGGTGACCACCAAACTGTACTCGTTGTTGGCATAGGGCCCAAACACGATGTTGTTCGACACGTTCCCACCGCCAGCCTGATCGCCGCCGTACATGGCGAAGAACTTCGGCTGACCCGTTGAGGACGAGTCGTTGTACACGTTCTGCAGGTACTCTTTGGTGGCGGGATGCAATGGAATCTGAGCAGCCCCATTCACCACGCTTATCGTCTGGATGGTGACAAAGTCGTCTACCGGGATCTGCAGCAGGTTCGAGGAAATCGGCAGCAGGTAGGTGCGCTGAGTCTGCGACGGGAGCAAGTCAACATCGCGCTGAATGCGCAACTCAGCGTAGTTCAACATCTGTGGAATCAGCGTGTTGAATTCAGCGTCAACGCCCACCACCACACCAGATGACGTGGTCGTGTTGACGACGGCCATCGTCGCGATTTGCGACACGTAGCCGTTGTACGTCAGGGCGTTGGTTGCGGCAGTCATGGCTTGTCCAGAATACTCGGTGAAGAGGCCTCAGCAGACGACACTTGAGCGACGCCCTGTTCCTTGATTTTCACAAGCAACGGGTACGTGCCGGATGAGTTCGGGAGTTGCCCAAGCACGCTCAGCAAAGCGTTGACCTCTTCAATGCTCAACTTGATCGACAACTCGAGCATCACGAACCTCGAATCACTTTCCAGTTGCTGATGACTACCCACACGTACACCGCACACGCGGTCATCGTCAGCAGGTACGAGCCAAGATACGACAACAGCCAGACCGCCGGAAGTTTCAGCATCACCATCACAGCAAGCGGCTCAAACCGGAGGAACAACTTGGCGAGGATCGGGTTGACCTCACGATGCCCAAGTTCCAGCGCCCGCAGCGTCGTCCAGATATCAGCGATCTGAAGCAAAATGAACAGCATCACGAATGCGGTGTTCACGGACGCTCCGACTCCTGTACAGGTGCCGTGAGAATTGTCGTTGCCCGAGCCTGCGTCAGCAGGTTCTTCGTGACGAGCAACGCTACACCGTCTTTGGTGCGCTGATTATTCAAGTCGATCTGACTAACCATGTTGAACGTT